TTCATCTTCTATTATTACAAATTCTTATCGCATTGGTGGTGTTGGTCAAAATTTTTCTGCTAATTTAATTTTTATTAAAGGTCGCATCGCTATATGTAATTGGCATGTTTTCCAATTTCTTTCTCAATTTAAACAAATTCGTATTGCTAATTCTCATTTGCCTACTGGTTATATTTTTGATTATGATTCTATTAAAACTTTTGATATTCTTGATTCTTCTGGTGAGTTTAAGGATGCTGTTCTTTTGCAGTTTCCTGATAATTCTTTGCATTGCCATCGTCATATTTTAAAACATTTTGTTCGTTCTTCTGATCTTGTTAAATTTCGTACTACTTCTGCTATTCTCGCAAGTTATTCGCCTGCTGGTTCTAATTTTGTTTTTCGTGTTGAACCTATTAGTAATGTTGTCGCTCGTGATTGTTTGAAATATATTTATACCGACCATCGTACTCGTAATGACATTCAGTTAAATATTCGTAAATCTTATACTTATGCTTCCCAAACTGCAGCAGGTGACTGTGGTTCTGTTTTAGTTGCAAATTGTACTGGAATCCAAAGGAAAATACTCGGAATACATGTTGCTGGTATTACTGGTTATGGATATGCTACATCAATCACTGGAGAGGATTTAGACCGCGCTTTAGCTCTCACTTCTGAGGGAGTTGATGAATTTCGCCTACCTAGTTGTGTAAACGACGAAGTAGGTTTAGCGCAGTGTAAACCCATGCCTGAAGGGGAATTTATTCCCTTGGGCATCTCTAGTAAGATTGTTGGAGCACCATCCAAGACTGATATCCGCCCTTCTCCAATCTTTGAGGAGTTTGGTCCTGCTCGCCACCTACCGTCGGCGTTAAAACCGATTTATGTAGATGGCGAGAGAGTGGACCCCCTTATGAAAGGATTGAAGAAGTGCGGTGTACCTGTAACATTTATTCCGCAAGATATTATTGATATGGCACGTGATGACTTGAAGAGTGTTGTGTTAGCGAATGCTACCAGTGAGTATAAGCAAGTTCTCACCCATGAACAAGCTATTACTGGTACTGAAGCCGAATTCATGAACGCAATGAATCGACGGTCTTCTCCGGGCTTCGGTTGGTCAGATAAGGTTTCATCTCACAAACCAGGTAAAACAACCTGGCTTGGTGATTTGGAATATGATCTGAACAACTCGGAGCTTAGAGAAGCCGTTGATGAGCGTATTGAATTGGCTAAACAAGGCATTCGTGCACCCCACTTGTGGGTTGACACTCTTAAAGTTGAACGTCGTCCTATTGATAAAGTTCTTGCGGGTAAAACCCGTGTGTTTTCCGTTGGACAAATGGATTACATTCTTGCTGTGCGCAAATATTTCCTTGGATTTAATGGACATATTATGTGCAATCGCATAAATAATGAGGTAGCTGTGGGCATTAATGCGTATTCGCATGAGTGGACAGAGCTAGCTAATTATTTACAGCGTAAAGGTAAGAATGTAGTCGCTGGTGACTTTGCAAATTATGATGGAACTCTTAACCCTGCTATTTTGTTTGCTTGTTTAGATATTATTAATGATTTTTATGACGATGGTGAAGAAAATCGGAAGATCCGTCGTGTTTTGTTTGATGAAATCGTTAATTCAGTGCATATTTGTGGTTCTGTTGTGTATATGTGGACCCATTCTCAACCTTCTGGTAATCCGTTGACGACTATTCTTAATTCTATGTATAATTCTTTGTGTGTGCGTATTGTTTATTTCATGATTACTAATGATATGATGTCTTTTTCTCGTAATGTTTCCATGATTTCTTATGGTGATGATAATGTTCTTAATATTTCTGATGCTATTATTGACTTGTTTAATCAATTTACTATTTCTTCTATGATGACCCGGATTGGTATGTCCTACACTGATGAGTCTAAAGGTAAAAACGAAATCGTTAAGAGTCGAGATTTGTCTGGGGTCGAATTTCTCAAAAGGAAATTCGTCTGCAGACATGCGCGTTACGACGCGCCTCTTGACTTGGACACGATTCTCGAAATGACTTATTGGGTGCGAGGAGATATCGATCAGGGTGACCTGTGTAAATCTAACTGTGAAAATGCTTTTATGGAACTGTCTCTTTATGATGTTGAAATATTTAATCACTGGTCTAAACTAATATATAACGCTTGTAAAAAACATAACATTTTTCCTACACTA